ACATCAGAGGTGGCACGTTCCACGGACAGGCGATTAACGTAACCAAGCTGAGAAGACACATCAACGGTGAGGATGACGGCAAGTATCATAAGGATGACTTGACCATTCAGTACCCAAGGCTTGGTGTTATCGGTGCTATCCTAGCCTCCGTTGCCGCCTCAACCAACAAGGAAGAATTGAAGAACAGAGATCTGAGCAGCTTCGGTGGAGCTGAGCTCCTCAGAAAGAGCTTGGGTGTTGACGCTAGTTCTGCAACATCAGCGATGCTTGATCAGACCTTCATGCAAGGGATGGAGGGACTGCTTAAGGCTCTCGCTTCTAACAACGAGAAGCAACAGGAGTCAGCAGTGGCTAGATACTTCGGTACAATGTTTAACGCAGTATCTGCTTCTGTCCTCCCGAACCAGTTTGCATGACTAGATACAATTCTGAGTACGCACCTGTTGCAAACATTGACAAGGATGCTACTTGGGAAGAGCAGACTCTCCAAAGAGTCGAGCACACTCTCAAGCTGAGAACCTTCAATACTGAAGGGATGCTCCCAAGGATTGATATCAAGGGTAACCCAATCCCATCTACCCCTGAGGGATCTAACCCTGTCGTCTACCACTTCTTCGACCCATCGAAGGCAAGCCAAGGATCAGGTGATCCTGTGGATCTCGCACTGTATAGTCTGTACGAGGATACCGGAGTGTTCCACACCGTGTACTCGCACCGCAAGATCTATCAAGATGTGAAGAACAGGGTGCCTTCATTCCCAAGAGGAAGAAAAGGGAAGCTTGCAGTAATCATGGCTGAGAAGAAGAGTGGCAGAAAGTACACCTTCTTCAACGACCCAGACTTCTACTCTGAGTCTTACAGAAGACTGCTTCCTGAAGATAGAATTGAGATCGCAAAGGCACTCAACAGCAGCAAGCACAGAGACCTGACTGCTTTGATCCAGACTCAAGAGTACATCAGCGCAACTCCTCAGGCTAGACTCTCAATGCTCGATGAGATCGACGAGAGCTACAAGAGCGCACTGGAGTTGGACGGAGCAAGATTAAGAGACTACTCGATAGTAGTGCTGGATGCATTCCAAAACCTTTACGAAGAAATCTATGGAGAAGAATAAGAAGAAGTTCAAAGACACCAAACTGGGGGCGTGGTTAGGCAACAACGCTCCTAAGGTGCTTGATGTAGTGGGAGATCTGCTACCAGATCAAGGGGCTCTTGGTGTAGTAAAGAACCTGATTCAAGGTGATCCAGACTTGGAGCCATCGCAGAAGGCTGAGTTCGAACGTATGGCGTTTGAGCTGGAGTCTGCTGACCGTGCGTCTGCTCGTCAGCGTGAGATAGAGGTGGTGAAGGCTACCGGAAAGGTAGACTGGATGATGATGGTTACTGGAATGGTAGGATTGCTGTCGTTCATGTTCACAATCTACGCTGTCGTATACATCGAATCTGTGCGTGAAAACGAGCTATTCATCCACCTGATGGGTATGATTGAAGGTGTCGTTATCGGAAATATCTTCGCTTACTATTACGGAGCTTCCGTTAAGAAGGACAAGTAGGTATAGCTGGCTAACCCAGCATTGATCTATCCGTTTCAAAACGGTAAGTCTTTATCTAGGCATTCATCGGAGCAGTAGCTCGCAGAACAATGAGCACCACAATAGTAGCACTCATGCTCTGCGAACAGCTCCATTTGTTCTACCTTACTGGGCATGCTCCTGTATCGCAATCAGCGATGTCAATGTCATCCATGTTAAGGTTGTCAAGTGACGTGATCGGAGTCACGCTCTCTTTCATCTCCAAGTAGCGAGCTTCGGTGATCTCCTCCAGAGGAGCCTGATCAAACCCGTGGTCGCTGTGCAGGAGGAAGGAGACAGACTTCGTGTTCACGTAGTTGACAGCCAACCATGCCTTGATTGCGTCGAGCTCTTCCTTTCGGTAGTAGATGGTCACCGATACTGAGTTGTCGCTCCATTCTGCTTGCAGTTTGCGGATTACGTTCAGCTGGTCGATGGCAGTCATGTCATCAGCGAACATAGTTCCAGCAGGGAACTGGCAGGGGAACTCGACAACGACAGTAGAGTGATCCTCTGTGCCGTCAAAGTTTCTTACATACTCTACGAAATACCCATTGTTCCTAGCCACCGATGCAAGTTCACTATCTGCCGCCATTCGGATTCGTCGAATGTAGTACTGACTGTATCCGGGGTGAGCTCCGGGAGTAACGCCAGCAAGCAGAGACAGCGTTCCACTTGGCTTAACTGTGGTGATCTTGATGGACTCAGGAAAATCATGGTGAGAAGAGTATTCTTTATCGTATGCACGAAGGTGTACGTATACATCTGACAACCAGCTACGTTGCTCATCTGTAGCTTGCAGGTATCCTGTCACACCAATCCCCATACGCATGTTAGCGTGTACAATATCCTCGGTCTCCTTGACGGCGCATGGGATAGCGAGGCTATGCTTGTTGATTCTGTACAATAAGGTAGCAACTTTCTTGAGTTCGTCCTTGCTCTCAATGTTTGGCAAGTAGATCTCAGCCAGACAGCAAGTCTCGAAGTTAGCAAGTGATTGCTCAGCACAAGGGTTATACCCCATCACATCAGGGTCAGGATACTGGGTCTCACCTGTACGTCCTTGAATGCGTGAAGAGGCAAGGTTGATCAAGCCGTATGGCTCACCGTTACCCTTATACCCTTCCCAGAACTCATCGGGCAGAGTGGTGATGTCCTCACAGGCAACAGAGTTGTTGCTCATGGCTCTCCAGTTTGGGATGCCACCCAAGTCCCAGCGCTTAGCTCTGAGGTACTCCAAGTCATCGTGGTCACCAATAGCAATCTGAGCTGATCTGCGCACGTTTCCTGCCACTACAATCTTCCCGATGATGTTCATGATGTCGAGGCAATCAATAGGGCGCAGACGCTTCCCTGATCGCTCGTTGAGGATGCGGTTGATCTCCAGCATTCCCCACACCAGATCTTCTGGGCCAGAGGCAGTCCCTCCAAATCCTTTGATCGCAGATCCCTTACCACGAATGAGGTGGGTAGCGAAAGTAAAACTGTTTCCGGTCTCGAAGCTTGCTCTGAGTACACGATCCAGAAGCTCGACCCATCCCTCACGAGAATCAGGCACGATAAAGTCAGCGTCATTCTCATCCAGACGAGTGACTTTCACCTTACGCCTCACCTTGGGTAACTGGTATACGTGCTCACGTTGGATGTTGAATCCTACACCGGACCCAAGCATCAGCATCTCGAAGGCCCAAGTAAATGGACGAACTGGATTGTCCACTACAGTGAAGGCACAGTTCTGCAACGATGGTAGGCCAAGCCTATCAACAGTCTTGGTGCCAAGCTGCCACAGGAAGCGGCCAGCTACAGTACCCTTCAGGTTGAGCATCATCTCACGGATGCTGTCCTGTTCTTGCGTACTGAATCCACACTTGAGCTGCTTGTTGCAAGCTTCGATTACACGTTCTACAGTGTCTTCCCACTCTTCTGTTTTGCCGTTCTTCAACGGTCGAGAGTAGGTACGTTTGAAGGTAGGGTAGCCCACCTCTCCCCAAGGGATAGTTTGTTTCTGAGTCATAAGTTTTGTGAAAAAAGGGACGACTAATTTACGGTATATCTTTGATATCTCGCAAGTCGCTAATTAACAATACATTACCGTCAGCCTTCTGTTTGAAGTTGTCATCGTTATACCCAACGTCCTTCAGAGACTGACCTTTTTTGAGTGCAACAGACTTCTCCATGAAGTCCTCCTTGGTCATCCACCCGAGTATCCAAGCTCGTAGCTTTGGCTTCAGGTTTACCTGACAGAAGATGTAGATGTCACACCTCTGGTGCTCGCTGGTAGCAGCGATGTGGCAGGTGTATTCGCCACGGGGTTTCACCGTTCTCTGCTTAGTCTTAACGTCTACAGACAGCGGATCATTAGACAGGGGGAACAACCACATGTCGTAGTCCTTCGTAGAATGAAGTTGAACATCTCCGATGTAGTGCTCAACGATCAGCTCACCAATGAACCCAGCAAGATTGCCCTGACCTTTGCGAATGCTGTTCTTGATAGCACCCATGCGGTCAGCCATTACTTGCGCTCGTTCTAGGATTTCATCGGTGACTTTTACCTCAACCCAGCTCATCCTTCTCTTTGAACAGTTCTTTAACTAGGTCCAGCTCCAGTCTGA